CCTTTTCGCGAAACTCACTTCCCCGGCGAGCCTTTCACGATCGAGCACTTCGAGCGTTTCGCGTATGAGCTCGTCCTCGACACCGGGGAGCGCTGGCGCCTCGAGGAGTTCCAGGCCGCGATCGTCGACGGGATCTTCGGTGGTCGGCCCGAGAACTGGGCTGTTTTGCCGGAAGGCAACGCCAAGACAACTTTGACGGCCGGCTTGGCGATTTACGGGCTCAAGTTCTCAGGCGGTGACCCGCTGATCCCCGTAGCCGCTTCGGCACGCGATCAGGCGAAAATTTTGTACCGCCAAGCCAAAGGCTTCATTCGTCGCTCCGAACTCTCGGACGATCGGGGCTGGTTCGAGTGCTTCGACGGGTATCGACGCATCGATTTACGCGAGGAAGGCCGCACGAGCCGAGGCGAGATCATCGGCTCAATCGAGATCCATGCCGCGGATGCGGGAACGGCGGATGGAGTGATTCCATCGCCCTATGCAATCATCGACGAGCTTCATCGGCACAAGAGCTTCGAGCTGTACGAGACCTGGCGCGGGAAGTTGCTAAAACGCGGCGCCCAGTTGATCATCATCTCGACTGCCGGCGAGGTGGGCGGCGAGTTTGAGGAGAAGCGCGAACTCGTGAGGCAGACGACACCGGTGGTCGAACGCCGGCCAGGCTTCATCCACTGCCGTTCGCAGGACATTGAGTTCCACGAGTACGCGCTCGAGCAGGGCGCTGACCCCGCGGACATCGCAGCGGTAAAGCGGTGCAACCCGCTAGCCGCGATCACCGAGGAGGAGCTCGCCAAGAAGCGGCGCTCCCCGACCCTGACGCCGCAGCACTGGGAGCGCTTCACCTGCAACCGCGCCTCGCGCTCACTCCGCGCCGCGATCATGGAAGCCGAGTGGGACGCCGCGATGACGAAGACGCGGATCCCGCCCGGTGAACCGATCGCGCTCGGTCTCGACGTCGCCTGGAAGTGGGACACGACGGCGATGGTCCCGTACTGGACGACCGGCGAGGAGTTTCGCCTTCTCGGCGCCGCGACGATCCTCGATCCTCCACGCGACGGCTCGACGCTTGATCCGCTGAAGGTGGAGGCGGCGCTTCTCGACATCCATCACGCGAATCCGATTCACACGGTCGTCATGGATACGACGCGGGCAGAGCAGCTCGCGGACTGGATCCGCTCCGAAATCGGCGCAACGGTGATCGACCGGGCCCAGGGAAACGCCCTCATGGCCGAGGACTACGAGCGCTTCATGGATGCGCTTCGAAACGGCTGGCTATGGCACACGGGCGATCCAGGGCTGCGCCGACATGTGCTGAACGCGATCACGCGCATTCTGCCCGATGGCAAGGCGCGGTTCGATCGCGAGAAGCAGTCGCGTACCACCGACTCGCAGGACTCACGGGTGATCGACGCGCTCACCGCGGCGGCGATGGTCCATTGCGAGCTTTCGGGCGGCACCGGATCGGGGCTTCTCTACTGATGTTCCTGCTTACTCGGCGCAAGGTGCGGTTGCATCTCGTGGATCCGTTCCCCTCCATCGAGGGCATCCTCGTTTCCGCTCGTGACGGCCACTACCGCCTGCTGAAGCCGGAGGTGCTGCAGGCGCAAGGACAGACGCAGGAGCTCTCCGGCGAGGCATGGGTACCGAAGGAGCGCGTGATCTTCGTGCAGAGACTCGTATGACGACGGCTACCGCAATCGACTGGAACGCCTGGCGAGCCGTCTATGACGAGACGACGTTCATGGAGCAGCGCGACTTCTACAACGAAGTCTTTGCACTCCACCCAGTGCAGGACCGCTTCTCCGTCAAACACCTGCATGCACTCCTCGAGCACATCGGGCAGCCGGTCTCCGTGGTGGAGCTTGGAGGGTGGACAGGGGAGTTTGCGGCAGCGGTCCTGCCGAAGCATCCCGAGATCGTGCGCTGGCGGAACTACGAGATCTCCTCGCACGCAGTCGACGAATCCGTGTACCACTCCGCGCGCTTCGAGCCGGTTGCGCTTCGAGATTGGTACTGGTCGTGGGAGCACACCTGCGACCTCTTCGTCGCCTCGCATGTGCTCGAGCACCTGAAGCTGCGCGACGTGCTCAAGGTCTTCGACGTGACCGATGCGCCTTGGATGTATCTACAGGCGCCGCTCGGCTCAGAACCGCCGACCTGGGATGGCTACCGCGGTTCGCACATTCTTGAGGTTGGCTGGGCGTGGCTGACCGAGGAGCTCCAGTATCGCGGATACCACCTGCTCGGCGAGCTCTCGTCGCATCCCCACGTTCGCTGCTTCGAACGGGAGCCGTTGTGATCCTCGCGACTCGCCGCGGAAACGTCGAATTGCGCTCGGAGTTCGGCAACGCGTCCGATCTCTCGACGCTGCGCTCGACCTGGCTCTCGCAGTCGGGCCTGGCCGTAACGACATCGACTGCGTTCGGTCTGCCAGCGGTGTCGAACGTGATTCGCTCGGCCGCCGAGGTCGTGGCGAGCCTGCCCTTCATGGTCTATCGCGAAGGACCGGTGAAAGAGCGCGTGACCGACGTGTGGCAGTACAAGCTCCTACACGATCGACCGTCGAGCTACTGCGACTCCTTCGAGTTCTTCTATGACCTGGCGCTCTCGCTCGAGTCGACGCAGAACGCGTTTGTCCAGAAGGCGAAGACGGGGAGAGGCCGCCGACGCGTGTACGAGCTGTACCTGCTCGACCCGCAGCGAGTCGCGGTGCGGCGGGACCGCGAGACGGGCGAGAAGCTGTTCGACGTCTATCTGTCGGAGGGACGGGTTCGCAGAGGACTCACGACGGACGAGATCCTCCACATTCGCGGCTTCTCTCCCTCTCCGGGCGCGGTGGCAGGTGTCTCGCTGATGCAGGTGCACCGCGACCCGCTTGGCGCTGCGCTCGCGATGCAGGGGTTTGAGGGCGACTATTTCCGAAACGGCGCCACGCCGCCCTTCTGGTTGACCGGCTTCACGAATCGCGACCAAGCGAAGGAGGCTCGCGATTCGCACAACGCCCAGCATCAGGGTGTCGGCAGGCAGTGGCAACCGGGCTTCCTGTGGGGCCCGGCTGACGTGAAGTCGATCCCGATCTCCATGCAGGACATGCTCTTCGTCGACGCCAAGATGCTGTCGATCGAGGACGCCTGCCGCATCTGGCGCTGGCCGCGCGCATTCGCGGAGATGCGCGACGAGCAGCAGGTGAATGACCGCAACGCCCGCATGGCGGACTTTCTGAAGCTCAACTTGCTGCCGCGTCTACGCCGAATCGAGCGTGCCTTCGCCGCCGATCCCGACATCTTCTGGGAATCAGGGCTCTTCGGTGAATTCCTTACGGCCGCGCTTGAGCGGGCCGACTTCACTACCCGCGTGCGGGGATACAAGGACGCACGCCAGGGTGGATGGATCACCGGCAACGAAGTTCGCGAGCTCGAGAACTATCCGCCGCTCGAGGGCGGCGACGAACTGCTCATAACGCCTACCGGCAGTGCGCCTAACGTGGCACCTGGCGGACGCTCATTCAACGGTAATGGGTCGCTCGAGCACGAGCTGGCGACCCTCTTCGGAGAAGGGTAGGTCCAATGACCACGCTCACGCTGCCGGCCGACGCGCCGGGGCTTCGCGCTGCCTTCATAGCGCCACTGGAAGGCATCGAGTGGCGTCAGTCGGGCAACGCGCATGACTACACGTTCACCGGCCGAGCAGTCGTCTACGACTCGTGGTCGGAGGAGATGTGGACGCCGCTGGGAACATTCCGCGAGCGCGTCCGTCCAGGTGCCTTCACCGACGTGCTCTCCAGAGCACCGGACGTTCGGCTTCTCTTCAATCACGACGATCGCTACGTGCTCGCGCGGACACGCTCGGGCACGCTCGAGCTCGCCGAGGAGGATAACGGGCTGCATGTGTGGGCTCGTGTCGCTCCGACGAGCTACGCCAAGGACCTGCGCATGGTCATGGCTCGCGGCGACGTCGACCAAATGTCCTTCGCGTTCATGATGGACGAGGAACGCGGGGCGGAAGACCATTGGTACGAGGACGAAGAGTCGGGCGAGATCCGTCGCGACATCGTCAAGGTCTCCGACCTTCTCGACGTGAGCCCGGTGACGTACCCGGCCTATGTCGATACCACGGCGGCGATGCGCGAGCTGCGCTCGGCCGTCGATGCCGGAAAGATCCTCATCCCAGAGGATGTCGCGCAGGACGAGCCTGCGGACAAAGAGGCCACCTCCGACGACGCGGAACCTCCGGTCGACGAGGTCAGGGACGCTAGCGCGGAGGCTGAGACAGATCCTCCGGTGAGCGGGAGCGCAGTCCTCCGATCGCAGTCGCGAGAGGCGCTGCGAAAGGTCAAGGAGGACTACCTGCGCGTTTCGTACGGAGTTCGAATGAGACTGACGAAGAACATCGAGGAGGCTCGCACTCTTCTCGCTCACGCGGTCGACGAGCTCGAGAAGCAGGACGCCAAGATCCAGGCTCTCGAGGACGACGCACCGCAGGAGGACGTCGACTTCCAGCGCGGACTGTTCGAGAAGTTCGCGGAGAACGTCGAGAAGCGACGCGAGGCAGTGGAGCGGCTGATCGCCATCGAGAGGGCGCGGACCACGATCCCGCCTTCCGAGGACGAGCCGGCTCCGGACGACGAAGGCGGTGGCGACAACGGGAAGCGCACGCGCATCTCAGGCATCAAGGAGCCGCTGACCTACAGGGCCGACAACAACGACCAGGTGTCGTACTTCGCAGACCTGTACGCCGCAAAGAAGGGTGATTGGCTGGCCCGTGAGCGCCTCGAGCGTCACGGCCGTGAAGTCATCGCTTCCGGGCGTCAGGTCGAGAAGCGCGACGTCTCGACCGCCGATCCGGGTGCCGGCGTCTTCGTGCCGCCGATGTACCTAGACGAGATGTGGGCGGAACTGCCCCGCGAGGGGCGTCCAACCGCGGACGCACTGCCCAAGATCCCGCTACCGGACGTCGGCATGACGCTGACCGTTCCGCGCATCACCACGGGAACCACGACGGCGATCCAGGCGACGGAGGCTTCGGCGGCTTCCGAGACCGACATCGACGGCACGCTGCTCTCGGTGGGCGTGCGGACGATCGCCGGCCAGAACGACGTGTCGATCCAGGCACTCGAGCGGACGCTGCCGGGAATGGACTTCCTGATCTTTCAGGATCTCCGTGCCGACTACGACGAGCAGCTCGACACTCAGGTTCTTCAGGGAACGGGCTCCTCGGGGCAGCATCTCGGTCTCGACGCCGTGTCGGGCATCAACACGGTGACGTACACGGACGGCACGCCGACCGCGGCAGAGCTCGTTCCGAAGATCTACAACGCAATCGAGCGCGTTGCTTCGGTGCGATTCCGCCGAGCAGACACGATCATCGTCCACCCGAGGCGTGCCGCCTGGCTCGCCTCCAACCTGTCCTCGACCTTCCCGCTGTTCCAGCTCGGCACGCTCATGCAGGCGGCGGGCTCGCAGCAGGCGGGGTTCGTGGACAACTTCGCAGGGCTCCGCGTCATCATCGACGCGAACATCTCGACGGAGATCGGCGCTTCGACGGACGAGGATCAGATCTTCGTCATTCGCGCCGCCGACCTCTTCCTCGCAGAAGGGCCGCTGCGGCTGCGCGTGTTTGACGACGTGCTCTCGGGCACGTTGCAGGTCAGGTTGCAGGTTGTCGCCTACTCGGCCTTCGTGTCGGGTCGGCAGCCTGGGGCCATCTCGCGAATCAGGGGAACGGGCCTCAAGGCTCCGACCTTCTAAGTTGAGGTTTGGGGCGGGCAACCGCCCCATTCCTGAGCAATGACATTCGCCATCAACCCAGACCATGAGTTCACGAGGGATCCGAACTCGACCGAAGGAGGTCGTCGAGACATGACCAAGGAAGACGACAAAGCCTCGATCGCCGCGCTGCTTGAGGAGAAACGTGGCTATGAGCTTCGGGCTGCCAGCTACGCCGAGGCTGGCGAAGACGACGCGCTGGCGGCGATCAAAGAGCGGATCAAGAACGTCGATGACCAGCTCAAGGCTCTCGGCCACGGCGCCCAGAAGCGTTCGGCGAAGGCAGAAAAACGACCGTCGCGCTCCAGGGCTTCCAGTCGGTGATCACGGGCCTTCTCGCCTGGTATGACGAATCTCCGATCTGGCTCGCAGGAGCCGTCGTCGGAGCGGCCAAGCTGTGCGATCACATCGTTGCCGTCGATGGCGCATACGCGCTCTATCCCCACGGACGGGCACAGTCGGATCCTGAGCAGGCCGAAGCGATCCTTCACGCCGCCTATGGCGCAGGTATCGGCTGCACCATCCATCGTCCTCGAGACGTTTGGATGGGGAATCAGATCGAGAAGCGTTCGGTGATGTTCGAGCTCGGCCGTGCGACCGGCGCCGAATGGTTCTACGTTTTCGACGCCGACGATCTCGTCACGAGCGTGCCGGCAGACGTACACGAGCGACTGTCGGAGGCCGAGGAGGACGTCGCTGTCTTCACACTGTGGTGGACGGAGGACGTGGAGGCAGATCCTGCCAAGGCCACGGCCGCAAGGGACTTCTCTTATCCGCACGAGGCCAGCAACCGCTACTTCCGGGGCATCTTCCGCTCATTGCCTGGACTGCGGGTCGAGGATGCCCACTCGCACTACCTGGCCGAGCGCGACGGGAAGACGGTTCACCTGCGCGGACATCCCGATGTCGAGCCGTTTCTGAATCTCACCGATCTGCGAGTTCAGCACCGACACCCGCAGCGAACCAAGGCACGTCTCGAGATCTCGGCTGCCTATGACCGTCTCGTCAAGGCACATGGACTCGAGACCAACCCAGAGCAGTGGGCCGCGGTGCCCGCCTGAGAAGGAGGAACGCATGAGAGTCCTGAAACGCGCGGATCGCTCGGGCCCGGAGCCTGCTGCGGGCGAGTCGTGGCCACTGGCATCGGTTGAGATCCTCGACGCGAAAGATCACGAGAACGTGGCTCGCTCGGCGGTGGATCGCTGGATCTTCGATGGCGTCGCGTCGCTTGATCGCGGACAGCTCGTCTTGCACTCGAAGCCGAAGCTCACCTACGAGATCGTCCGCTGGCCTGGGCGCTACTGCTGCCACTGCTATGCGCCGCTCGACAACGAAGCCGAAGCCGTGGCGCACCTCGACGAAGAGCACAAAGGTAAGAAGTCGCCCGATCCCAACAATCCCTCCGGCTGGTACGTGGCCGACTACTACGAGTGCGAGAAGGTGAGCTGAATGGCGAACCAGATGTTCAATCGAGGGCTCGGCCGAATGACGGAGTGGGCAGAGCGGGTCAACGCGAACGATCCGACGAACGCCGTGCTCGTGATCGCGGTGCTCGCTACATCGGGCATCGAATCGGACGCGGTCCTGAAGGACAAGGATGACTTCGACGCCCTCGTATCCGGCACGACCAACTATGTGACGAATGCCGGTTATGCGAGGAAGATCCTCGATCAGACCAGCGGGATCACGATTACCTACGACGACACCAACGATCGCGTCGATGTCGATATCCCCGATCAGACCTGGACTGGGGTAGCTGCGGGCGACGGCTGGAACGACATCGTCATCGGCTATGACTCGGACTCCACGGGCGGCGCCGACACTGCGATCCTGCCCGGGACGCTGCATGACTTCGTCGTGACTCCAGACGGCTCCGACATCACGGCCCAGATCGCGACCGCGGGCTTCTTCCGAGCGAGCTAGCGATGGACCTCGCGTCGATGCAGCGTCAGGCCACGCTTCTCGAGGGCGCTCCCGAGCACGTCCGCGAGTGGCTGCGGCTTGCCGAACTGGTCGGTCCCAATGGCCCGAAGATGGCGTTTGGACCTTTCCGGCAGATGCTCGATGGGGCGATCTGCCTGGATAACCAGACTGCGATTACTGGAACGGCTGAGACTGGCATGTTCTCGGTGGCGCAGTATTCGGGCTTTGCGGCGAATCAGTTGCGCGCAGGGCAGATCTGGGAGCTGACGGCGTTCGGAATCATGACGACGGCGGGCGCGTCGCCGGGGAACATCACGATCACTCCGCGCTTCGGCACGTCAACCTCTGGTACGTCACTCGGGGCTTCGGCGGCGACTGCACTTGCTACTTCCGGCTCGAATGTCCCCTGGGATCTCAAATATCGGCTAGTTGTTCGTGACGTTGGGAATGCCGGTGCGAACTCAAAAGTCGTCGGTCAGGGCGTGTTCTCAGCGGGAGTGGCAGCTATTGCCGCTGCCACCGGGAACACGGTGATGATGAGTTCGACGGCAGATGTCTCAGTCGATTTGTCGGTCGCCGCAGGTCTTTTCATCGGCGTGACGATGGGCTCGGCCTCGGACACAATGACGACGATGGGCGTCATGCTCGAATCGCTGAACTGAGATGACACTTCGGTGACGCTTCATGCGGTCTCGGATGCCCACCGCGGTGCAGTGCTGTTTGAACAGGCGCTCAGCGCAGATGCGGCGACGATCGATACAGGTGCCAATGGGATCGCGAGCGGTTACAGCCTGCTCGAAATCTGGATCGTCGGACGCACGACCGAGGCCGCAGTCGGTAGTTCACTTGCAATCACGCTCAATAACGATACCGGTGCGAACTATGACTTCGTCGCCGTGCGTAATTTGAACACGACTGTCACGGGAACCAATGGGCTTGCTCAAACAAACTGGCTTCTGCCCTTCTTCGGTGCGAGTGCGCAGACCGGAGCGGCGACTTGCATCCGTATCTCCATTCCGATCTATACGCGCACAGACTTTCACAAGGTTGGCGAGGCCGTGGTGGAGCAGGTCGAAGATACGGCAGCCGACGCACGCGGACAGTGGTTTGGATTGCGCTACCGCTCGACGACGGCTGTCTCGCGAATGACCATAACCGCAGGAAGCGGCAACCTTCTTACAGGCACGTCACTTTTGATCCTCTCGCGATAAATGCCGGCAGGTCATGACATCTCGGGCGGCGTTGGCGAGATCCTGCGTGTCGTGCTTGCCGACACCACGCGCTCGAGTACCACGGCTGCTGTCCAGCCCGATCTCACTGTGCCCCTCGGACTTGGCACGTACATGCCCACATATCGACTCGTACTCCAGTCGGCAGCAACGACGACCGGTCACAAGTTCGGCGTTAACTTCACCGGCACTAAGGGCATCTTCGCCTTCAACATTCGGTGGGTCACGGCAGCATCGACTGCTGCGGACGATGTTCCCGATCAGAACCACACGGCCGCTCCCGGTGGCGTGGTCTCCGCGTTCACACAGCGGGACGTGAATACCACGGGCGTTGGGGTCACGACAGACGTCGATGCGATCAATGTGGATGTGCTCTACATCGTGGAGGGGATTCTCTCCGTGACCGTCGCTGGCAACCTTGAAATCTACTGGGCTCCAGAGGCGGCGGCCAACGCGACACTGAAGAGTGGGTCTTCGCTGTTCGTAATGAAGACGGGCTAACGCAATGCACAACACACCGATCCTGCCAACGACGCCGTGGCAGGCGAGTGCCCCTGCCGCTTCGTTCGTCCAGATTCTCGTCACGCAGACGGTTGCGGTCGATCAGGTCACGGAGCTTGACGAGGCGCAGGCGATTACATGGAAGGTTCAGCGTCTCGCCGATCAGGTGCTCGAGACCGATCTCGCACAAGCGATTGCACGGCTCAAGACGGCCGCCGTCGCCCAGGTCTCGGAGACGAACACAGCGCAGGCGATCACTGCTCGCAAGTCGCTTGCAATAGCCCAGGTCACCGAGACGGATCTCGCGCAGACGATCCAGGCGCCGGCGAAGGTCAGCCAGGTCACGGAAACCGATCTCGCACAGGACATCGCGAGGCTCAAGATCAAGGCGATCGGTCAAGTCACGGAGACGGATGCGGCGCAGACCACGACTTCGCGCAAGACGCTGGCTGTGGGTCAGATCACCGAGACGGACCTTGCTCAGGCGATTGCGAAGGTCAAGACTCAAAGCGTTGGCCAGATCACAGAGACGGATCTGGCGCAAGCCATCGCGAGAGTCAAGAGCGCGGCGCTGAGTCAGGTCACGGAGATCGATCTTGCCCGAAGCATTATGCGCGCGGGTGGCCTGAGCGCCGAGATAGAGCAGGTTCTCGAGGCTGATCTTGCCCGCGCGATCACCTGGGCGCCGAAGATCCGGCAGATCGGGCGTGCTTCGGAGACCGATAGCGCACAGGCGATAGCGCATACGCTCGTGAAGATCGCGGGCCAGGTCGTCGAGCTCGACACATCTCGCGCGATCACATGGACACCCAAGCACCGTCTCGTCGAGCGCATCACCGAGGCTGACCTTGCGCAGCTCATCACTGCGCGTAAGACCAAGACGCTCGGTCAGGTAACGGAGACCGATCTCGCCAGAACACTCACCCCGCAGAAGATCAGGCTCATCGGTGTCGCCACCGAGACTGACCTCGCCCAAGTCTTCACGCGACGCAAGAGCATCACGATCGGTCTCGTCACCGAGACAGATCTGGCGCTCGCGTTTGTCCAGCTCGTCAGTCTGGGCTTCTTCGACCTTCCGACTCCTGCCGGTGGCGCGGATCTCGGAACTCCCGCGGCAACGCTGTTCGACTTTGCCGGAGATGCCTCGGGACTCGATCTCGGCACGCCGACAGCGCTCGCCTACGACCTTCCGACACCTGGGAGGGTGAATGCCTGACCGACTCGTGTGGATGGTCGGAAACCGTGACCCGTCGATCACGGAGACGATCACGACCGACAACGTGGCCGTCGATCTCACCGGTAAGACGGTGAAGTTCAAGATGCGCTCAGTTGGCACGAGCACGCTGACCGTGGACGCAGCGGCGACTGTTGTCTCTCCGTCAGCGGGGACCGTGCGTTACGACTGGGCTGCCGTCGATGTCGACACCGCTGGCGAGTACCTCGTCTGGTGGGAGGTCACGACCACCGCCACCGGCAAGACGCAGGACATGATGGAAGCGGTCATCGAGATCCGTGCACACGCTCCGCAGACGAACGTGTACGTCGAGCTCGAGACGTTCAAGTCGACGGCGGATCTCAAGCACACGAACTTCCTCGATGGCGACATCCTCGTGGCGCTTAGTGCCGCCGCGCGAGCTGTCGACGAGATCTGCTGCCGGCGCTTCTGGGCGGACGTCGATGCAGCGCAGGTGCGCTACTACTCGCCGCAGCGCTCGGATCATCTCTACGTCGACGATCTCATCACGCTCACGACGCTGAAGACGGACGAAGGGCGCGATGGGACGTTCGAGAACACGTGGACGCTCAACGATGACTTCTGGCTCGAGCCGCTGAATGCCGCGACGGACTCAGAGCCATACATGGCCGTACGCGTAAATCCGCTCGGCGCCTTCACCTTTTTCCCATATCCGAGGTCAGTCCAGGTCACCGGCAAGTTCGGATGGTCGGCTGTTCCCCCGGCAGTGACCGAAGCCACCACCATCCTTGCCGGCCGCTTCCTCAAACGCTCTCGCGAAGCACCTCTAGGAGACCCGGCAGCGCTTGCGCTCGGCGGGGCGGCGGTCCGCCTCACCGGTAAGGACACGGACGTCACGACACTGCTCGGCCCGTACATGCGGCACCCGTTCAACTACTGATGTGGCGAGCCTTGCGGACATCCGAGCCGGAATCGCGGCGAATATCAAGGCGCGCTTCAGCGATGCTCAATGCACTGGCTACCTGCTCGAGAATCCCTTTCCTCCGGGTTTCGAGGTCGAGATCGGAACTGGCGGAATCGTCTACGACGGCGCGATGTCGCGTGGCCATGACGAGTGGTTCTTCACCATCCGCGGCTTTGCGGCCTCGGGCACGGATGTCGCAGCTCAGATGCGCCTCGATCCGTGGCTGTCATCGACGGGAGCGGAATCGGTGAAGGCTGCGCTCGAGGCTGATCGCACGCTCGGCGGAACCGTCTCCGACTCCCACGTCACGCGGGTGAGCCAGGTGCGCGCTTTCTCCCCGATCTCGAATCCCAACACGACCTTCTTTGGCGCGGAGTGGACGCTCCGTGTCATAGCAGCGGGCGACTAAGGAGACTCTCATGGCGAAGGACCGATACCGCGTGAAGGCGGAGGACACAGTCGTGGCCGGACACAAGGCGGGCGAGGAGTTCTCGTTCGACGAGGACGGCGATTACAACGTGGAGGCGCTCATCGAGGCCGGGATCATCGAGCCGGTCAAAGCAGCTCCTCCCAAGGCGAAGGAGGAGTAGATGGCAATCACGATGTCCAACGATGTCTCGCTCGTCGTGAACTCGGTTGATCTGTCGGACCACGTTCGGTCCATCACCATCAACATGTCTGCCGAGGATCTGGACGCGACTGCGATGGGGGCTCAGTCGAAGGCTCACGCAGTTGGATTGCGGGACGACCGCATGGAGGTCACGTTCCTGCAGGACTATGCGGCGGGCAAAGTCGACGCCACGCTGTCGGGGCTCGTTTCCTCGAGCACGGGATTCACGGTGGTTGCCAAGCCGACATCAGGTGCAGTCTCGACGACCAATCCGAGCTACACGATGAGCGCGCTTCTCTTCGACTACACGCCGATTGACGCGGACGTCGGGGAACTCTCAGCTCCCGAGGTCACGTTTCTGCCGGCGCCCGGTTCGAAGATCACGCGCGCAACTGCCTAATGCCCGCGACCACGATCAGAGTCAGGGGTTACCGGGAGTTCGCGCGAGCCGCGTCCAAGGCCGAGAAATCGACGAAGAAGGTCGTCCACGAGAAGCTCCGCGAAGCCGCGACCGTGGTCCGAGTCGAGGGCTATCGGAGATTCCGGCGCTATAGCGAGCGGTCGGCTTCGGGCTTCCGGATTCGCTCGCGAATCGGCGGCGTGTTCGTCGAGCAGTCCCTGCGTAAGACCACGGGACAGCATCCCGAGTACGGGACGTTGCAGATGCGAGTGGCGTTAGAGCCAGCCCTCGACGCCAAGGCGGGCGAGGTCGAGCGAAATCTTGAGAAGGCCATCGACGAGCTCGCGGACATGCTCGACGGTCGGCACACGATAGGAGGCCGGTGATGCCTGACCGCGACGGCGTTGAGATTTACAAGCGCTTCTACCCCTGGCCGAACACCTTCCGTCTGGGTGATCCGGTGCTCGTCAAAGAGATCACGGGGATGCGCTGGCCTGATTTCTGCCTCGCTCTCGACGAGCAGAACCAGGCGATCGACGAGGCTGAGGAGATGGGCGGACCGGCGCCGCAGCCTGATCAGGTAGTGCTGGCTGGGCTCATCGCGGTGGCCTTTTGGCAAGGCAACCCGACCATGACGCGGGACAAGGCACGTCGGGCGCTCGAGCGGATCCCGATGGAGGACATCGAGATCATCGAGGGCGATGAAGGCGAGGCTGATGTCGGCCCCCCGGTGTCAGGCGGCGCGGAGGCCGCAACAGAGCCGTTGATGACTTCGAGCGGATCAGGGTCCTCACCGGAGCCATTCGAGGAGACGACACCTCCGGCCTTCACCTCGGACGAGACGAGCCCGAACGGTTCTGGGCTCCCTGGATCGCCCATTACTTCCCCGGAGTCACTCCCAGCGTGATGCGAGAGATCGACATCGAGCAGTACCTCGCAATGTTCGAGGCGGTGAAGCAGTAGGTGGCTAGGAAGATTCAGGTCGAGATCGTTGGCGATAGCCGCTCGGTTGAGCGTGCCTTCAGGCGAGCCGGCAATGCGGGTTCGAGCTTCAACCGCAACATGAAGAAAGTGGCCTATGGCGCCGGAGTGGTGGTTGGCGGTGCATTCCTGGCTCTGAGCCTCGCTCTCAAACGCGGCTTCGGCGAGTTCATGGAGGGTCAGAAGGTCATGGCCCAGACGAACGCGGTCATCCATTCGACTGGGGGCATCGCGAATGTCACGGCGAACCATGTGGACCGTCTGGCCGGGTCGCTGTCGCGTATGTCGGGAATCGACGATGAAGTAATCGCAGGCGGCGAGAACATGCTCCTGACGTTCACGAACATTCGCAACGGACTCGGCCGAGGCAATCGCATCTTCGACAAAGCGACGAAGGCCGTTCTCGACATGTCCGTCGCGCTGGGGCGTGACATGCAGCCGATCGCCATCATGGTTGGCAAGGCGCTGAACGACCTAGAGGTCAACACGAAGGGCACGATCACGGGGTGGTCGGCGCTTCGCCGGGTCGGCGTCAAGGTCACGGCAGCGACGATGGCGCAGGGTGCCGCGTTCATTCGCGCCGGCCAACCGATGAAGGCGCAGCTCCTTCTGCTCAAGGAGCTCAATACGGAATTCGGCGGCTCGGCTGCAGCCTTCGGCACGACTCTCCCTGGGGCGTTTGCCAAGTTCCGCAACGCGCTCGACGAGGTCACGGGCGCTTTTGCCGCTGGTCTAGCCCCAGTCGTTCAGCGCGTGGCGACGTTGCTCTCGAACAAGATGGCGAACCCGGAGTTCGTCGCTCGAGTGCGCGAGCTCGGCAAGGTAGTCGGCGAAAAGCTCTTCAGAGCCTTCACGGCTATTAGCGCGTGGTTCCAGGCTCATTGGGGCAGCATTCAAGGAGGCTTTCGCAACTTCGTCACCATCCTGCGAAACGCCATCACACTCGCTACGCAGCTCAAATCACTCTTGGTCACGCTTACGACGCCGCTGCGCATCCAGTTGAAGATCCTGATCGCGATTTGGGACAAGGTTCTGGCCGCGATTTCTACGGGGCTGGGGCTCATCTCGAAGTTCGACATCTTCGGGCTCGGCTTCGGGGATAAGGCCAGTGGCGCCCAGCAGGCCATCGACCAAGCGCGCGAAGTCATGCGAAATCCGCTTGGGAAGAGCGGCGGTGGTCCTGGCGTGAAGGGTAAGGGCGATATCCATATTCAAGGCGATCTGAACGCCTATGGCGCACAGAATCCGGGGCAACTCCTAGAGCAGGTCCATCGCCAAGCCAAGAAGAAGTCGAAGCAGACGCGCGGCCGTCATCAACCTGGGCTCTACCACCACTAAGGAGAAGCGATGCCGAATCCATACGTTTCACCTCTGCTCGTCGACATCGCTGATGGCGCGCAGATCCTCAACACGACGTCCGAGACGATCATGTGCCCGGACTTCACGTTCGCAGCGGGGGATCCTCGGCTCTACCAGGGCGCGGGATTCAACATCCGCTCCTGGTTCGACGTCTCAAACGTCGTTACCACGCCGGGAACGCTGACGATCCGCGTCCGTTGGGGCGGCGTTGCTGGGACTGTGCTCGCGAGCTCCGGAGCCATCGCGCTCTCGACGACGGCCCGCTTGAACTATTCGGGCTCGGTGGACATCGATCTCATATGGCGCTCGATTGGTTCTGCAGGTTCGGCGTTCTGCCAGGGGCGGCTCTACTTGAACGACGTCCCGGTCGCAGCCGACTCGCTGCCGCAGGGCATCTACACGATGGGCTCAGCCGGAGCGAACGTCCCGGCGGTCGTCGGCTCGCTCGACACGACGACCTCAAAGGCGCTCTCGCTCACCGCGCAGTTCTCGGTCTCGACGGCCACAACGCAGCTCACGAATCACATCAGGGTTCTCAAGGCGTACTCGAGCTAGGTGCCTGCACCCACCGAAATCCTCGGGGTCACCGGCGGACCTCCGGTCTCTCCTGGGCGGATTCCGAATGACGTCCGCTTCGGCGGTTCAGGAGGCTCGAGCGGTGGTAGCGGCGGAGGGTTGATTCCAAACCCGATTCGCGCAGGTGTAAACATCGCCTTCGGCTCGTCGATCAACGATGAGGTGCCGCTGTGGCAGTTGCTCGAGGAGCTTGGCTCGACGTGATCGTCTCGAGCTGGTCGATTGATCGTGGGCGTAGCTACGAGCTCGACACGAATTCTGCGGGCACGGCCCAGATCACGCTCATCGACACGACCGGGGAACTCGATCCGACGAGTTTCGCGTATCCCTTCGAGCCGATGACGCCGGCCGCGATTGCCCTGCGCAATCCGGTGCTCGGAACGGATCACACCATCTTCCGCGGGCACGTCCAGCGGTTGAGTTACGACCTCTACCAGAACGAGCGATACGCCACGGTTACCGTAGATCTGGTTGACGGACTTGACCGCCTGGCCGTGATGGAAATGTTCCCCGGTGGCGACTGGGGCGAGCTTCCACCGCTGAATGAAGGGGATGTCTCGTTCTTCGCCGACGATCAGACCTCGGCCACGGGGCATCGCATCAACCTTCTACTCGATCAGGCGAATTGGCCGGTCGGCTTGCGGGAGGTATTCTCGGGCAACGTTGCTCTACAGGGCGTCGTCTATTCGCGGCGGACTCCTGTGATGACGGCGATCCAGGATTGCGCCGATGCTGAGTTTCCAGGCGTCGCCAACTTCTACATCGCGAAGGACGGCAAGGCCACCTATCACGGGAGACTTGCCCGCTTCATCCCCGCTGATGCCCAGTACCACATCTCCACTTGGCGCTGCGGGGACATGGACGCTGTCGCTGCGGATTCAACCCGCGCGCTCATCTTCGAGCTCGGCTATGACCGAGACGCAGAGAAGGTCATCAACTCGGCGCTCGCTACGCCGCAGAACATTCTCGATGCAAACATCGCGGCGCATCGCGTTGAGGACACAGGCTCGATCGCGACCTACGGCACTCGCGCGATCTCCTTCGAGAATCTCCTGACGACAGACGGCTACGGCTATCAGACTGCGGCTGACGACGCCTGCGAGCTGTTCGCTCAGTACTACGTCACGAACTACGCGCAGCCTCGCAACCGCGTGAACAAGATCACGTTCAAGCGTGTCGGTCCTGATGATCCCTATGCGGCGAATCTCTGGCGCCTGATGTGCAACGTCGACATCTCGGACATCATCCGGCTCAAGACGACGCACCACGGCGGGGCAGGCGGATTTGATGAGGACTTCTTCGTCGAGGGGCTGCACTACAACGCCAATCCACTTTCGGACGAATACGTCGACGTCGAACTGACGCTGGACGTCTCGCCGCGAGCCTACTACGACACCAATCCGTTCTGATGCCGCTTCCCGAGATGCACGGTCGGACGCATTGTCCGGATGGAAGCGACCCGGTCCCATGTCTGGGCGTGAAGTTCTTTCGTGCCTACATGTTCGATGACATGAGCGTCAGCGCCACGATGCTCGACGTGGATTGGGACGAGCAGTTTGAGAATGGAGACAGTGAGGTCTTCACGCCACGCAAATCCAATGGCACTGTCGCAACAGCCGGTGTGGATCTCGTCCGTTTCATCGATCTAAACGTTCCTGGGCGGTACACGTTTAGCGCGGGGTTCTACTTCGGCTCGGCTTTCAATGGCAGCGTCGGAGTGATGCTGCAGGATCAGAACCCCGTCCTAACTACACCGTATGAGATGACTCATGGACGCAACTCCGATGGCACTACGGCCCTGAATCTCACCGGCTATCGGATGTTCAGCTACTCACGCGTGTATCCGCTGTACGACCCGTTTGGCTCCGGCAATCAGTTCCCAGTGCAGTGCTATTTCCAGATCGGTCAGAACTCGGGGAGCTCGAAGACCTGCAACGAGGCCTTCCTCGACATTCACTTCGAGCCGGTCATCTTCCCGACCTAACGAAAGGGGTCTCTCGTGTCCAAGATCGCGCCTTACTACAAGGCGGTGACTGCGGCTGTCGTAGCAGCGCTAAGCGCTCTCGGTGCCGTGCTCGTGGACGACAAGTCGCTCGCCGATGTGACGACGGGCCAGTGGGTTGCCGTCGCGCTCGCCTTCTTCGCAGGACTCGGCTTCGTGGCGCGAGTTCCCAACAGTCCTTCTAGCTGATGGGCATCTCACCGTTTGCCCTCATCGCCCTGGGCTTCGTGCTCGGGATCCTCTGGTGCGCGGTCGGGCTGTGGCCGACATGAGAGACGTACTGGTAGGAGGGCCATGACCCCTTATCCGGAGCTGCTCGCCCGCTACCGCAAGAAGCACGGCAAGCTCGTTGAGCCCGTGCAGGGGTTCGGCTCGCTACATGGCTCGCTGCATCTCGCCTATTCGATGGGCAGACAGCGTGGCTTCACCGACCTTGGGACGTACGTCAACAAGCCCGGTGACCACGGGTGGAACGACAAGGACCGGATGGCCGCGGCGTTCGACCTGGGCCGCGAG